CAAGCGACCAACGCAGTATTAACAAAAGTAAATGAGCGTCAGGTGTATCAAACACTTGATGGCGAGGCTTACAAAACCACAAACATCTCTGGAACATTCCAGTTAGATATGTTGGCAGATTGGGGCAAGGCAAACTCAGTTTGCGAGGCAATTTGGACAGCTGCAGAATCAGCACCAGATACAGATATTTCAATCACCCTTACTGCTGCAACTGGCGCACAATTTGTGTTCCCAGTAAAACCAGAGTTTCCAACAGCTGGTGGAGCAGGAATGGATGCCCAAACTGTTTCCTTTACTTTCACAGTAAGTCAAGGTTCAGTAACAGAAACATTTAGTTAAGATCTAACATCGGGAGCAAAATGAAACTACCAATCACAATTGAATATAACTCAGGCGAGCAAGCAACATATATTGCCCAACCGCCTGAGTGGGCAAAATGGGAAAAGCAGACAGGAAATGTTATTGGTCAAGCATCCGAAAAGTTGGGTATTTGGGATCTTATGTTTTTGGCTTATCATGCTCATAAGCGTGAAATTGCCGGAAGCAAGCCAATCAAACCAATGGATATATGGATGGAAACAGTAGCCGATGTCATTGTTGGTGATGCAGACCCAAAAGCCACAAAGCAGGAAGCCTAAACAGATTATTGGTTGAGTTGGCAATTGCCACACATATACCAATGAGCGAATGGGTTGATGCGGACGACATATTAACAGCGATAGAGATATTGGAGAGAAGGAATGGCAAGTGAAACCATTGCATACAACAAAACCGACCTTCGCAATATCTACAAAGCATTCAAACTCATGGATGAACAAGCTACTGAGGAAGCAAGAACGCAATCTGCTGCGCTGGCGTATTTTGCATCAGAGGAAATTAAACAGGCAGCTAAAACTCGAACAAAATCTGGCAAAGTTGCGCAAAGAGTTGCGGATGGGGTCAGCATTTCTAAATCGAGCAAAATCGGTGAGTTCAGTTATGGTTTCGCAAGACAAAAGTTTTCAGGTGGTGCTACTACGCAAACCTTATGGGGTGGCATTGAGTTTGGTTCAAATAAATACAAACAATTCCCTGCATATTCAGGACGGCAAGGCAGAGGTAGTCGTGGATGGTTTATCTATCCAACCCTTCGCAGAATTCAGCCTGAATTAATTAACAAATGGGAACAAAGTTTTGATCGCATTATCAAGGAGTGGGTCTGATGGCAACCGGTAATCGCACATTAAAGTTATCAATTCTTGCTGATGTTGATGATCTAAAAAAGAAATTAGGCGAAGCTGATAAAGCAGTCGAAACTAACGCCAGCAAAATTACAGAATTTGGCAAGAAGGCTGCTGCTGCTTTTGCCGTTGCAGCTGCTGCTGCTCTAGCCTATGCCGGCAAATTAGCCGTCGATGGGGTCAAATCAGCCATTGAGGACGAACAGGCACAGTTAAGGTTGGCTGCTGCCTTAAAGACCGCCACAGGGGCTACTGATGCCCAAATTGAGGCTACTGAGGATTATATTCGCAAAACCCAATTGGCAACCGGTATAACCGACAATGATTTAAGAGCTGCTTTCCAGAGATTGTCAGTATCAACCAAAGACACAACTAAATCACAAGAATTGTTGAATCTTGCCATTGACATTTCAAAAGGAACTGGCAAGGAACTTAGCAGCGTTGTTCAAGCACTATCAAGAAGTTTTGAGGGGCAGGATACACAACTCGCAAGATTAGGCATTGGTTTAAGCCAAGCCGATTTGAAAGCAATGGATTTTACAGAAACCACTAAAGCATTAACTAATCTTTATGGTGGCGCAGCAGCTGCTAATGCTGAAACTTTTCAAGGCAGAATTGATCGATTAAAACAAGCATTTGAAGAAGCCAAAGAGGAAATTGGTTATCGATTGCTTCCATTTGTTGAACGATTTGTTGATTTCATAATCAATCGAGTAGTTCCTAAATTACAAGAATTTGCTGCATATTTTGATCCAATCAAGCAAGCCATCAAAGATAATCAAGAATCTTTTGACGCATTTGGTCGATTCATAACTGATGTTGTTGTTCCGATTTTGGTCAATCATTTAGGCGCAGCGTTGAGAACTATTGGCGTTATTGCCGGTGGTGTTGTTGATATTATTGGTAAAGTTATTTCAGCAATTCAATCGGCTGTTAATGGCGCAATTGCTGCAATTAATACATTAATTAGAGCTTATAATGCAATTCCAGTATTGCCAAACATTTCAACAATTGGTGCATCAACCGGTGTTGGCACATCATTTGGTCAAGCAAGTTCAGCTGTTGCTACTGCTCAACCTGCCACCGCTGCTCAACTAGCTTCTGCTGCTGCTAGGGCTGGAACGACTGTCAATAACATAACTGTTCAAGCAATTGATCCTGAAGGTGCTGCAAGGGCGGTGGCTAGGTCATTAAATGAATCAGCATCAAGATCAGTCCCACAGCTTTATAACTTTGGCGTGAAGGGCGGATAATGAGCGTATTTGCTCCCGAATGGAAATTAACAATTGATGGAGTTGAATATACTGATGTCACAATATCAGACATTACCCATCAAGCAGGTCGCAATGATATTTATTCCCAACCGCTGCCTTCATATTTACAAATAACAATTGTTGCACTAAACAATGAAAATTATGAATTTGCAATAAATGACGGTTTAACCTTACAAGTTAAGGACAGCACAAACGCTTATGTAAGTTTATTTGGTGGCAACATTACGGACATTACAACCGAGGTCGCCACAGCCTCATCCATTGCGAAAACCTATTCCTACACAATTTTGGCTTTAGGATCATTAGCCAAATTGCCTAAAGTAATTACTAATGGGGTTTTATCGCAAGATACAGATGGCGACCAAATCTATGCCTTGCTAGGTGATCTGTTTCTTAACAATTGGAATGAAGTGCCAGCAGCTGAAACTTGGTCTGGTTATGATGCGACAACTACATGGGCAAATGCAGAAAATCTTGGACTTGGTGAAATCGATCAGCCTGGACAATATGAGATGGAGAACCGAACATCTAATCCAGATACAATTTATAACATTGCAAGCCTAATTGCAGATTCAGCCTTTGGTGTTTTATATGAAGACAATCAGGGTCGCATTGGTTATGCGGATGCAATCCATCGACAAGATTATCTTGCCAATAATGGCTATACAGAAATTTCAGCAAATACCGCAATTGGCTCAGGATTAAAAACATTAGTCAGATCAGCTGATGTTCGTAATGACATTTATATTAATTATGGCAACAATTATGGATCGCAGAAAACTGCTACCGATGCAGACAGTATTGCAACATTTGGCTATAAGGGCGAAACAATAAACACAGTTTTGCATGATGCAACCGATGCCCAAGCTGTTGCAGATCGCTATATTGACCTACGATCCTATCCTCGACCATTGCTAGACAGCATTACCTTTCCAATAACCAACTCAGAAATTGATGATGCTGACCGAGATGCCTTGCTCGGAATTTTTATTGGTCAGCCATTACGAATAACAGACTTGCCTGTCCAAATAGCACCGACAGAGCAGTTCCAAGGATATGTCGAAGGCTGGCGTTGGAGCACTAGATTCAACGAATTATTCTTAACTATAAATTTGAGCCCGATCGAGTTCTCACAGGTTGCCTTGCAATGGGAACAAGTATCAGCCTCAGAAGCATGGAACACTTTATCCGCTATACTAACATGGGAAGATGCGATTGGAGCAGTAGCCTAATATGGCAAACACTACGAACTATAATTGGGAAACACCGGACGACACTGATCTGGTTAAGGATGGCGCAGCTGCTATTCGCACGCTTGGTTCATCTATTGATACAACAACTAAAAATTTGAATCCAGAAACAACAACTGGCGACATTGCTTATAGATCAGCAACAGCAAACACAAATACAAGACTTGCAATTGGATCAACTGGACAAGTTTTAACTGTTGCAGGTGGGGTGCCATCTTGGGCAACACCAACAACAGGTGACATTGAAGGCGTTACCGCTGGAACTGGAATTAGTGGTGGCGGCACTTCTGGCACAGTCACAATTACTAACTCAATGGCAACTGCAATAGACGCAAAAGGTGATTTAGTAGTTGGAACTGGCGCAGATACTTTTACTCGATTGGCAGTAGGCACAAACGATTATGTTTTGACGGCTGCAAGCGGTGAAGCTACAGGATTAAAATGGGCTGCTGCTGGTGCTGGTGCATTAACAAAAATTACTTCTGCATCATTTAGCGCACAATCAAGCCTTGCTGTTGATGGATGTTTTACTGCAACTTATACAAAATACAAA